AGCTTTTCCGACCATGCAAAAAAATTAAAAATATTTTCTTATTTCATGCATAAAACTAAAAAAGTTTGGGGGTGAAATTATGTCACTTATCGAGCAACGAACCAAGAAAAATATGAAGGCTTTAGAAGTTTATAAGCCTGAATTTGATACAACAATTTCAATTTATGCTTCTTTAGTTGAACAATATCAAACGCTTGAAAAAGAATTTAAAAAGAATGATTACAAAGTTGAAGAAAAAACGGGCGCCAATAATTCAAAGCGTTCCCCAATGATTGCAACCCTTGAATCGTTGCGAAAAGATATTCTTTCTTATTCCAATGCTTTAGGTTTAACGCCTTCAGGATTAAGAAAATTGAATGATGAAATGAGCAAAGAGAAAAAACAAGTAAGTAAATTAGAAATGGCGTTGAATACTTTTGGAACATAAAAATTTTAATGTCGTTTTGACATATGCGAAGGAAGTTATTTCAGGAAAAAGAGTTGCTTGCAAAGAATTAAAACAAGCTTGCCAACGATTTTTGGATGATTTAAATGATGAACGATATGAATTAAAACATAAAGATGCGGAATTTTGCATTCAGATAATCGAAAAAACTTTTACTCATATTAAAGGAACCGCCAAGGGGCAACCCTATCTTTTAGAGGATTGGCAAAAGTTCATAATTTACAACGTTGCGGGAATTTATTTAAAAGGAACCAATGAAAGAAAATATAAAGAAGCGTTTATTTTTCTACCAAGAAAAAATTCTAAAACGTTTTTTGCAAGCGCCCTTGCTTGGGCGCTTTCCTTGTTGGAAAGAAATTATTATTCAGTTCTTTATATTATTGCAACAAAGTTGGATAGAGCGCTTGAAGCTTTTTATAACATTCTTGAAAATCTTGAAGCCATGGGCGAAAAGAAAAACTTCAGGATATTAGATAACAATAGCGAGCATTCTATAAATCGTTCTTTTTATGATGCTGATGGAAAAAAATCAGGCGCTATTAAAATTCAAGCCTTGGCTTCAGATGCAAAAAAGGCTGATGGGCTGAACGGTAATATTTTTGTTCTTGATGAAATTCACGCCTATAAAAGCGCCAATGATTATTTTGTATATAAGCAAGCTATGAAAGCCTATGTAAATAAATTGTTGATTGGAATAACAACGGCTGGAAGTAACATGAATTCTTTTTGTTATCAGCGCCTTCAATATTGCCAAAAGATTTTAAATAAAGAAGTTGAAGATGAACAATATTTTATTTTTATAACAAAAGCTGATAACCCTGACGATTATACAAACCCAATAGAACATGAAAAAGCTAATCCTAATTATGGGGTTACAATTCGCCCCCAAGATATTGAAGCTGAAGCGATGCAAGCGCAAAACGACCCAAGCGCAAGAAGCGAATTTTTAAATAAATCATTAAATATTTATACCAATACAATGAGCGCTTATTTTGATATTGGCGAAGTTCAATATTCTGATGAAGAAGCCTATAAAGAACTTCAGGCGAAAATGAAATTAAAAGATAAACCTATTCCCCTTGAAGCCTTGGCCAAGCTTCCTAATGTTCAATGGTTTGGCGGGGCTGATTTATCTAAAATGTTCGACTTAACGGGCGCTTGTATTTATGGGCGCTATGAAGATATAGATATTACTATAAGTCATGGCTTTATTCCTATTACGCAAGCCAAGGCAAAAGCTGAAGAAGATAATATTCCCTTCTTTTGGTGGGAAGAAAAGAAATGGTTGACAATGACAAATTCAGAACTTGTTGATTATGAAGAAGTTGTTAAATGGTTTAAAAATATGCGGGATAAGTTAGGCTTCAAAATTAAAGCCGTTGCTTTTGATAAATATAATTCAAGGGATTTTGTGCGAAGTATGGAAAAGCAAAAATTCAAGATGGAAGAAGCGGGGCAACAATTTTGGAAAAAGAGCGAAGCCTTCAGGGAAATAGAACGCAAAATAAAAGCAAAGCAATTTACTTTCCTTTCAAATAAAGCTTTTGAATATTGCATTAGTAACGTAAAAGCAAATGAAGATGCTGAAGAGCGAGTTAGATTTGAAAAAGTTGGCGAAAACTTCAGGATTGATTTATTTGATGCAACGGTTGTTGCGGTTAAGCAAGCAATCATTGCTAGAGATAAAAGCAAGAAAATTAATACTTGGTTTTAAGGGGGTGAAATATTGCCATTGTTTAAAAGGAAAAAACAGATAAGAACAAATTCGCCCGTTGCTTTATGGCTTCAAGGTGAAGAAGCCCAAAATATTTTATTGCCAAACGGTTATTTACCTATTACCAAAAATGAAGAAGTAAAAAAGTGTATTCACAAAATAGCTGATTTGGTTAGTTCAATGACAATTATGTTAATGGAGAATTCGCAAGATGGAGATATTCGGCTTAAAAATGAACTAGCAAAAAAAGTTGATGTTTACCCCAACAATTACATGATAAGAAAAAACTTCATTTATAAAATTGTTGCCGATATGCTAACCCATGGAAATAGCGTTGTTTATCCAAATGTTCAGGATGGGCTTCTTGACAATCTTACAATTTGGGATATAAACAGAATTATTTTTAATGGCGATAATGAAAGCTATTCCATTCAATATAAGCTTCAGATGTTCGACCCAATGGAGTTATTACATTTTGTTTTAATTCCTGATGATTTACTTCCCTTCAAGGGGCAAGGATTTATTCCTATTGTAAAAGATGCCATTGCAAATTTAGTTCAAGCCAATACAACAAAAACAGGATTTTTGCAAAGCAAATGGCGCCCTTCCCTAATTATTAAAGTTGAATCTGATGCCGAGGGAATGCAAGTACAAGAAGAGCGCCAAAAGATTTTAAATTCTTATGTTGGCGATACTGAAAACGGGGAACCATGGATTGTTCCCGCAAGCGAAATTGATGTTAAAGAAGTTCGCCCTTTATCGCTTCAGGATTTAGCAATTCAAGAATCTATAACGCTTGATAAAAAAGCGGTTGCTTCAGCTTTTGGAATTCCTTCTTTTATGGTTGGCGTTGGGAATTTTAACAAAGATGAATATAACAATTTTATTAATTCGGTTATTATGCCAATTGCAAAAAGCATTGAACAAGAAATGACAAAGAAATTAGTTTATTCGCCTACTTGGTATTTTAAATTTAATTTCAAGAGCCTGATGCAATACGACTTGGGCGAATTAACAACCCATGTTAAAGAAATGGTTGCGGGTGGAATGCTTAACCGCAATGAAGGAAGAAACGCTTTTGATTATAGCCCCGTTGATGGGTTAAATGATTATGTTGTTTTAGAAAATTATATTCCCGTTGCTGATGTTGGGAATCAAAAGAAGCTTAAAGGGGGTGACAATAAGAATGAGAGCGGAACAAATGAATAAACGGGATTTTAAGACAACCTTCAAAGTGACTAGGCAAGAAGAAGCGCCTGATGAAATGATTATTGAAGGTTATTTTGCATTGTATGAAAGTGAAACAGAATTATTTGAGGGCGTTCATGAAATTATATCAAGGGGCGCTTTTGATAATACTTTAAATAACGATATACGGGCTTTATGGAATCATAATACCCAATATGTTTTAGGGCGTAATAAAAGCGGTTCTTTAGAATTGAAAACAGATGATAAAGGGCTTTTTGCATCTATTCGCCTTCCTAAAACACAATACGCCCAAGATTTATTTGAATTAGTTAAACGGGGCGATGTAGACCAATGCTCATTTGGTTTTAATATTGTGGGCGAAGATTTAGAAGAACTAGCTTCAGGCGGTTATAGATGGCGAATTAATGAAGCTGATTTGCATGAAGTCAGCGTTGTAACTTTTCCCGCCTATGAAAATACAAGCGTTCAGGCTAGAGCCAAGCAAGTTGAACAAATTGAAAAGCGCAAGCTTGACCAAAAGAAAAATGATTTGCAAAAAAGATTGGAGGGCTTTACAAAATGTTAAAGCAATTAAAATTAGCAAAATCAATTGAACTAAAAAGAGAAGAATTAAAAAAGATTGAAGCCAAGGCTGAAGCTTTAGTTAAAAGAAGTGATGAATTAAAACAAGCATTAGAAGAAGCAAAAACTGATGATGATATTAAAACGGTTGAAATTGAAATTAATAAAATTGATGCTGATAATGTAGAAATTGAAAACGAAAAGAAAACAATTGAAGCTGAAATTGAAGAATTAGAAGTTGAACTTGAAGATGTTAAAGAGCGTTCAGCAAAAGCAAACCAAGATAACAAGAAAAGAGCAAAAGGAGAAGTTGAACCTATGAATCGTTTACAAGTAAGAGAGTTATTAAAAACGGGCGAATATTACAAGCGTTCAGAAGTTGTTGAGTTTTACGAGAAGTTCAAAAACCTTAGAGCGGTAACGGGCGGGGAATTAACAATTCCTGAAGTAATCGTAAATCGTATCATGGATATTTTGGGCGATTATTCAACGCTTTATCCTTTAGTAGATAAGATTCAAGTAAAAGGAACGGCAAGGGTTTTAATTGATACAGATACAACGCCCGCATCTTGGGTTGAACAAAATGCATCTTTGCCAACGGGTGACGTTGGAACGCTTGCTTATTTAGATTTTGATGGCTTCAAAGTTGGTAAAGTAACTTTTGTTGATAATTATCTTCTTCAAGATTCAGTTATTAACCTTGATGAATATGTTTCAAAGAAAATTGCAAGAGCCATTGCCCTTGCCCTTGATATTGCTATTTTAAATGGAACGGGTGCGGTTGGTAAGCAACCAACGGGAATTATTCCTTCAATTCCAGTAGGAAATCAAGTTGATGTTGCTGAAGGTTCGCCAATTGTTGAATTTGTAAAGCCTATTGGTTTAATTGATACGGGGCTTGATTCAGTTGGCGAAATTAGAGCGGTTATGAAGCGTTCAACTTATTACGCCCATTTCCTTGAAATGAGCATTAATGTAAATGCTGATGGCGAAGTTGTTGGGAAACTTCCTAATTTAACCCGCCCTGATATTCTTGGAATTCCCGTAACATTCAATAATACTATGGCAAATGATGAAGTTTTATTTGGTGACTTTGACCAATATACACTTGTTGAACGTGAAAATATTGCTATTGATAATTCTGAACACGTTCGCTTTGTTGAAGACCAAATGGCGTTTAGAGGTAAAGGGCGATTCGATGGCAAGCCAACAAAGCCTGAAGCTTTTGCTTTAGTTACAATTACGCCCGCAGTTTAATTAGGCAGCCGTTTTAAGAATAGTCTGAAAAAGGTGGACAAAGTGCAAAATAATGAAAATGAAGTTGTTCACCCAAGTCATTATAATTCAGGGGCTATTGAAACGATTGATTATATAAAAGAGATTCTAACCCCTGAAGAATTTATTGGCTTTTGCTTGGGCAATGTAATCAAGTATGTTTCAAGGTATCGTTTAAAAGGCGGGAAAAAAGATTTAGAAAAAGCCCTTGTTTATTTAGAATGGGCAATTGAATCTTTATAAACTCAAATTAAAAGGAGCGGTTAAAATGACAAACGAAAAAATGAATCAACAAAATGTACACCCTGAAGCAAAAACAATTGTAAATGGTAAAGTTGTTTCTTTACAAGAAGCGCTTGAAGCTGAAAAAGCAATGAATCAACAAGCAAAACAAACGGGCGTAACTGAAGCCCAAAATAATCATACTGAAGCCGTTCAAGCGGGCGAAGTTGCTCAAAATGCGCAAGTTCAACAAGAGCAAACTCATTCTATCAAACAAGCCAATGTTCAAAGCGGGCAAGCTGAACTTGAAAAAAATCTTAAAAGTTCAGTATCAGGCTATAACATTGAAGCGAATCAAGAACCAACAAAAGCACCAAAAGCAAAGGCGAAAAATCAAGAAGGGCAATAAATGGATACTCTTATAAACCTTTTAAAACTTGATTTAGGCATTCAGCATAATTTGCGGGATGCCTTTTTTATTCAATTAATTAAAGGAACCATTGGCGAAATTGAAAAACGAGGAATTAAACTTGATTTAAATAATGCTAGTGACCAAATGTTAATAGTGGATTATAGCGCTTGGACTTATCGCAAGCGCCAAGAAGATTTGCCCCTTGCTAACAATATTCAAACAAGATTGCGCAATAGAATCATTGAAGAAAGGATTGCAAAACAAAATGGTATCGTTTAAATCAGCGATTGGGAACCCGCAATATATTTCTTTAGATGATGTTTGCAACCTGATTCAAACCTTTTCAAGTAAGGATGATTTAGGGCAATCTATTTTGGCCGAAAAAAGTTTTATGGTTTTTTGTTCAAAGCTTTCAATAACAAGGGCTGAATTTAATTCAGCGGGTTCAGCGGGGCATAAGCCTGATATGATGCTTATTGTTGATGCTGATTCTTATGACAAAGAAAAATATCTTGAATATCAGGGCTTGAAATATAGCATTTATAAAACTTTTGGGCGAAAAGATGGCTTTATAGAATTATATTGCGAGGAAAAACAAGGTGACTAAAATACAAGGAATTACGGGCGAAATTCAAAAAGCGCTTAAAGCCTATGCAAATGATGTTGCTGAAGATATTACTATTGCAAAAGATGAAGTATCAAAAGTTTTTCAAAAAAATGTAAAAAATGATAGCCCTGAAAAAACGGGCGATTATGAAAAAGGTTGGCGCATTAAGAAATATAAAAAATCAAATATTATTTACAATAAAACAGATTATCAACTAACCCATTTATTAGAAAAAGGACATATAAAAATAAATGGCGGGCGAGTTCAACCAAGAATTCATATTCGCCCTAATGAAGAAAAAGCCGTAAAAGATTTTTTAAAGCGGGTTGAAAAGGCGGTAAAAAGATGAACTTGCAAGAACTTCATTTACTTCTTGAAGCAACGGGCTTTCCCGTTGCTTATTCGCATTTTGTTGAATCTGAAAATGAACCATTGCCAAGCCCCCCTTTTATTGCTTACTTAGCAACTTATTCTTCAAATTTATACGCTGATAACCAAGTGTATAAACAAGTTCAAAATGCGCAAATTGAACTATATACAAAGCGAAAAGATTTAGAAGCTGAAGCAATCGTTGAAGAAGCTTTAAATCAAAATGAATTGCCTTATTATACAACTGAAACTTTTATTGATTCAGAACAAATATATCAAAAAATATATGAAGTGAGGTTATTTTAAATGGCTGATAACAAAGTTGTTTTTGGTTTGCGCAATGCGCATTATGCAATTATTACTGAAGGCGAAGATGGGGCTATTACTTACGGGGCGCCCGTTCCATTAAAAGGAGCCGTTGAAATCTCATTAGACCCAAGGGGCGAAACAACTGATTTTTATGCTGATGATATTCTTTACTATACAACGGTTAGTAATCAAGGATATGAAACTTCTTTAACGGTTGCCAATATTCCGCAAGAATTTAGAACGGATGTATTAGGCGAAACGCTTGAAGGAACTGATAACGTATTAACAGAAAATACTTCAACAAAATCAAAAAAGATTGCTTTCATGTTTGAATTTGATGGCGATATTAAAGCGGTTCGCCATTGTTTATATTATTGTACAGTAACCCGCCCTTCTTTAACTTCAGCAACTAAAACTGAATCAGCAGAACCGCAAACGCAAGAATTAAGCCTAATTTCAGCGCCCCGCCCTGAAGATGGAGTTGTTAAGCGTTCAACAACGCCTGAAACGCCTGATTTAGTTTACAATGCTTGGTATAATGCCGTTTATTTACCCGCAGTAGTATAAAGAAGGATTTGATTAGATGGAAAAAACTATAACTATTGATGGCAAAGCAATAAGATTTAAAAGTAATGGGGCAACGCCATTAAGATATAAAGCCCAATTTGGGCGAGATTATTTCAAAGAGATTTTAAAAATGGCGCCCCTTGCTAACAAAAATAAAGAAGATATTGAAGCAAAAGACCTTGAAGCGCTTGACTTTGAGGTTTTTTATAATATTGCTTGGATATTGGCAAAAACGGCTGATTCATCTATTCCAGAGCCTATTGCATGGCTTGAACAATTTGATGAATTTCCAATGACTGAAGTTATTCCTGAATTACAAGATATGCTTCTTGCTTCAATCCAAACGACAAAAAAAAAGTAAATACGAGCGAATCAGTTGAACCCATAACCGTTGAAACGTTCCAAGTTATTTGCTATCAATGTAATCTTACTTTTTTAGATTTGGAAGCAATGACTATTGGAAATTGCCTTGATTACGTTGAAGAATGGATTGAAGCCCATAATCCAAAAAGGAAAAGAACAAGAAGAGCAACGCAAGCTGATTTTGATAACTTCTAAAATTGTGAGGTGAAAAAAATGGCTGAACGCATTAAAGGAATTACGGTTGAAATTGGCGGGGATACGGTAGGATTAGACAAAGCTTTACAAGGTGTAAATAAAACAAGCCGAACTTTGCAAAGCGAATTGCGAGATGTTCAGCGCCTTTTGAAATTTGACCCTAACAATGCCGAACTAATGGCGCAAAAGCAAGAACTTTTAAATAAGCAAATTGAAAACACAAACAAGAAATTAAAAGATTTAAAAGAAGCTGAAGCCCAAGTTCAAGAACAATTTGAAAAAGGCGATATTAAAGAAGAACAATATAGAGCGTTCCAACGTGAATTGCAAGATACCCAACAATTTTTACGCCATACTGAAAATGCTTTAGCTGATTTAAAAGCTGAACAAAATGAAGTTGAATCAAGTACAAAGCAATTAAATCAGCTTTTTGCAACGCAAGGTAAAACCCTTGAAGATTATGCTGATGTTCTTGGAACAAAATTAGTAAGAAGCATTCAAAATGGAACGGCTTCAAGTCGTGATTTGCAAAGGGCTTTTGATAGAGTTGGAAAAGATGCGCTTGGGGCTTCAGTTGATGTTGATGAAATTCGACAAGCTTTAAATAAATTAGATTCAGGCGAAGCTTCAATAAAAGGCGTAAGAAAAGAACTTCAAAAGCTTTCAAGTGATGCGGGCGAAGCTGAAGGCGCAATTGATAAGCTTGGAAATAAATTAGGCGGTTTAGAAGGCGCAATTGGTGGAATTGGTGCGGGGCTTGGACTTGATGCCCTTGTTGGTAAGTCGCTTGAAATGGGCGATTTAAAAGCCCAAATTGATGTATCAATGAATGTTCCTGATGAATCAAAAAAAGCGGTTTATGATGCAATTAGAACCGTTGAAGCTTATGGACTTGATGCCCAAGAAGCTTTAACGGGGGTTAGGCGCCAATTTCAATTAAATGGAGATATTTCAGATAAAGAAAATCAAAAAATTATCAAATATGCGGGCGTAATATCCAAGGCTTACAATACTATTGATTTTACTGAATTAATCCAAGAAACAAATGAAATGGCTAAAGGCATTGGAATGAGCCATGAAGAAGCGCTTGGCATGACTAAAACTTTGCTTGATATGGGCTTTCCTGAAGAACAACTTGATATTATAAGCGAATACGGGCAACAACTTTCAAGGGCGGGCTATTCGGCTGAAGAAATTCAAGGAATTTTTGCTTCAGGAATTCAAACGGGTTCTTGGAATATTGATAATTTAATGGATGGATTAAAAGAAGGAAGAATTCTATTAGCAGAATTTGGGGCTGAAGTGCCAAAAGCGGTTGCTGATAGTTTAGCGGGAACTGATATAACCGTTGACCAAGTTCAAAAATGGGGGCAAGCCATGGCTGAAGGCGGGGATAAAGGAAAGCAAGCCATGATGGATGTTGCCCTTGCCTTGTCCCAAGTTGAAAATGATACCAAGCGCAACGAACTTGGAACGAAATTTTTTGGAACCATGTGGGAAGAGCAAGGAAGTAAAATAACTGATACAATCCTTGGCGTAAAAGATAATCAAGTTGCTTTAGCTGAAGGAACAAATAATTTAGCTGAAGCAACTAAAAAAATTGATGCTTCCCCCCAAGTTCAATTGAATAATGCATTAACGGCAATGAATGAAGCATTAACGCCTTTATTTACAATGGTTGCGCAATTTGTAACGGTTGTTGCTAATTGGGCAACTCAAAACCCCGTATTGGCGGGAACGATTGTTGCAATTATAACGGTTCTTGGTATTTTAATTGGAATTGGCATGGCATTGATACCATTACTTTTAGGAATTGCTTCAGCGGGAACGGTTTTATCAGCGGTTATTGCTTTTTTAACTTCTCCTATTGGCTTAGTGATTTTGGCAATAACGGCTTTAATTGCAATTGGTTTATTGCTTTGGAAGAATTGGGGAACCATTCAAGAAAAGGCGCAAGAATTAAATAAAAAAGTCGAAACGGCTTTTAACAATATGCGAAAAGCCGTATCTGATAAAATGCAAGAAATTTGGACAAAAATAAAAGAGATTTGGGGAAAAGTCGAAGGCTTCTTTGAAGGCATTGACTTAAAGCAAATAGGTAAAGACATAATTGGCGGTTTAATTAGTGGTATTACGGCAAAAGCAACAGAATTATATAAAAAAGCAACTGAAATTGCTTCAAATATTTCTAAAAAAATTAGAAAAGCGCTTGATTCAAAAAGCCCTTCAAGGGTAACGATGGCGATTGGTGAAGATGCGGGCGAAGGTTTAAAAATTGGTATGCAAAACCAAATGAAAGCAATTGGAAATATGGCAACTAGAATGGCAAAAGTTGCGGTTCCTGAAATAGAACCAAGAACGGCAACGGCAACAACGGGCGCAACTTCAGCGGGCAATAATTTTGTTGTCAATTTAAATAGCCCTAAAGCGCTTGATGTTAGGGAAGCCAATAGAGTTTTTAATAGAACAATTAGTAAAATGTCATTGATGTGGTAGGGGGTGCAATATGTTAAAAATCAAGCAACTTCAAATTTTAGATAAAAAGAATCGAATGTTATGCATTGATGGTTATCGTATTGAAAACTTCCCCTTACAAGGGGGCGAAGAAGCTAATATTGTGAGCATAAAAAGTTGGAATCAACATGGTAACACTTATGTAAATTCTTTTATGGAATCATTTGAAGGTGAAATTGATTTTATCATTCCAACTTTTAATAAAAGAGCCGAGGGCATTCTTTGTAATAGAAAAGCAATAACTTCTATTTGTAACCCGTTAAATGGAACCGTAACTTTAAAAATTACTTTAAATACGGGCGATGTTTATTTACGAGATGTAACTTTTATTAGCGCCCCCCTTTTCCCTATTGGATTTGAAAACAGAAATAGCGGTTGGCAGAAGGTTAAATTAATTTATGAAGCCCATAATCCTTTTTGGTATTCTGAACAATCTATTCTTGAATCTTTTCAAGGGGTTACGCCTTTATTTAGTTTGCCATTTAGTATGTCAATAACTGAACCCGTTATTTTAGGTGAAATCATTCCCGCAAATATAGCGATAAATCAAGGGCAAGTTGAAGCGCCCGTTATTATTAAAATCAATGGGGCTTGTGTCAATCCATTAATTCAAAATCAAACAACGGGCGAATTTATAGGCTTTAAAAATCTTACAATGGTTGCAAATGATGAATTAATTATTGATACAACTTTTGGACAAAAAAAGGTTGAATTAAATGGGCAAAATGTTTTTAACAAGCTTGATTTTGCTTCAACTTTTTTCAATTTAATTGAAGGCGCAAATAAAATTGAATTTAGCGATGATTCAGCTTCAAATGAAGCCAAAATTCAATTCATTTATAGAAATTTATATGTAACTTTATAGAGGTGAAAACATGGCTATAAATTCTTATTTTTATGATTCAGTAAGTGGAGATAGACCCTATTCAGCTAAAGATTTTGCAAATGCTTTTAATATTGCTTGGGAAACGGGCTTTTTAATTAGAGAAACGCAAGGCGGGCGCTTTGGCTTTGATATTGGGGGAACGAATTATACAACCCTATATGAAGGTAAAGCAATCATTGAAGGGCATTTTATTGAAGTAACGGGAACGGAAGTTTTAACGGTTCCAAGTGGTACTTATTCAGGGCAAATTGTAATACGCCTTGATGTTGATAATGCAAGAAGCGCTTCTTTAGTTGTCAAAACTGATAGAACCCCCATTCAAACGCCAACTTTGTATGAATTGCCCGTATATGATGCCAACGTTGCAAATGGAATAATTACGGGCGTAATAGATAAGCGTTATCAAGGTGGAGCCATTCCAAATAATCATAGGCATAAACAAGACCATATTGATGGGCTTGAAAACATTGTTACTTTTTTTTATAGAGATAATGGCGCCTATTTACAAGTGGGCGATTATTCTATTGCCTTAACCCCCGCACAACCGCCATATAGTGCCAAACGGGTTTGGATTCAAACGGATTAAGGGGGGCTTAAATCATGGCAAATGGAGTATTAAAAAAATGCAATGGTTCAGCTTGGACAAATTCACTAGCTAAAAAATGCAATGGTTCAGCTTGGACTAATGGCGTTGTAAAACATTGCAATGGTTCGGCTTGGTTTGATAATTATCCTATGGAAGCCGAGCAAACGGCAACGTTTACGGCAACATGGAGCCAAGGCTTCAGGGGTGACGGGGTGCGCCTTGACGATGGGGTTTGGCAAGGAAATATTTTAACGGGTTCAACAACCGATTACAAAGGAATGCTTGGCTTTGATAAAAATGCAATTCAAGCTTTTCTTGGAACGGGCGATTTTGGAAATGTAGTAAAAGCCAGGATTTTAATTAACTGTTATGAAACAACGACAAATGGAAGCCCTGATATTCAAATTGGAAAGCATTCTTATGCTTCAGAGCCTTCAGGCAATTGGGATGGAAAAACCAATGCGGATTGGGGCGATTTAAAAAACTTTCATATTGATAACAATAAAACGGGCGGTTATTGGATAAGCCTGAACCCCACGCAAATAACGTTGGCTGATAAAAAAACCGCAATAGGTGGAATTACATTAAGAGGGCAAAGCGCAACCAATGAAAATCATGGGAAGTTTAACGGGGTTAGTTCTTTTGCTTCAAAACTTGAAATTACTGTACTGAAATAGGTGAAACCATGAAAGGTTTACTTCAGATAAATATTTTTGATACTGATTTAGTTTGGCGGGGCGCAATTGATGCGGTTAAAAGTTTAACTCATAGAACTTCTTGGAATGAAATTATCAATAGTGAATTAACAATAGGCAAAACCGCCCAAGGCGTTGAAGAAATGCATCTTGGGCGTATTTTAGTAATAAATAATCAACTTGATAAAGCGCTAATTATTGAAGATATGGTTACGAGCCTTGATGATGAATTTTGGAATTTTACCTTAATACCATTAAAGGGAATGTTGAATTATAGAATTTGTCACCCTAGCGATAGTGGCGGGGTTGGTGGAAATCCATGGATAGCAAAAAAACAATCTCAAATAATGGTTTGGTTAGTATCTGATAATTTAATAACACAAACTAGAGACCCTGACAGATATTTTCAAAATTCAACTAGAACAACAAATATGCTATCTATAAGACCAAATAAAACTTTTGATTTTGGCGATATAATTGATTTTTCAGTTGATTGGGATACGGGATATATGGGGGATGCGGTTGTTTCAATCTCAAAAATGTTTGGGCAAGAAGCAAATTATCCTATTGGGTGGAATATCAAAATTAAAGAGGATTATAGCGGGTTTGAATTCGATTGTAATTATGGAACCCATAAACATATAAACCAAGCAACTTTGCCCCCCGTTGTATTTAGTGAGGAATTCGGAAATATTAAAAATGCTTCTTATCAATATTCAATAAAAGAATGGCGCAATGTTTCATATATGATTTGGAAAGCTGAAGGCATTGAAACTGAAAATAATGTTCCCGTTGGTAATACTGAACATGGCGCAACAATTGGCTTTAATCGTAAAGAAATAATTATTGATTCAAGCAAAAAGACACAAAATGAAGTTATAAGCGAAGGGCGAAGCGAATTAAATAAACGCCCCCATGTTGAAAGCTTTACGGCTGAAATAATCAATAATGAAAACACGATGACAACCTATAAAAAAGATTGGGTTGTTGGTGACATAGTAACGATTCAATCAAGGCAAATATTCAAGGGTTTGCAAATTTCTTTAGATGCTATGATTACGGGAATTGAAGAAGTTTATGATGAAGGCGAATATACGATTAACGCAACTTTTGGCGAAGAAAATCTTACTTT